CTGTTGGTTGATATTCGTGAGCCATTTTTATGCCATTAACCCCAGTTACAACAAAAGGTAGAACATATTGTACCATATTGCCATTAAGGATAGAAAAATAATTATCTTTGTCTGAAGACCTGACCTGTTGTAATGCTTTTCCCCATTTAGTTGTAAATGGAGCCTGAAAAACTGTTTTATCAGCACTTCTTTGAGCGGTTGCGTGAATCCTATTCCATATCATTCCATAAGGTCCAGTTGGTCCTCCTTTAAGAATTTCAGAAACTATATTATCCATTTGAGTAGCGTGTTCTTTGTTACCTAGTTCTGGTTTTTTGGAAGCCGCCTTTTTGTTTGTTGGATGTTGTCCATATAACCTGCTCCATTCACTTATTGCTTCGTGATATGCTAGCATATGCAATTCCCGCAGATATACAGGAGTTTTCCAAGCATTATCCCAAGCACCCATAAGGTTAATTGGTGAACGGATAGCCTTACCTATAAAATTAATAGACCCATCTACTAATTTAATGCCAGTATTTGAGTTTATTCCTAGTAGGTTGCTTTGAAGGTCTTTTCCGTAATTAGGATTAAATAGTGCAAAATCTCCTGTTTCAGTCATTATTGATAATGTTTCTTTTGCTAAATCAGCAATAGTTTTTTTGAATTTTACTTTACCTTGCTGTTGATAAGCCCAAGCGGCAGACATACGTCCAGTTGCAAAATAATCATTTTGTAATTTTACATATTCATCCCACATTTGATTGTCAGGTAATCCACTTTCTTTGATTTTATTTAAAGCAATCTGGTGAAATTTTTGATACGCTCTATCTGGCAACCAAAATAAACCATCTATAAAATATTCAGAACCAACAGAAAATGAGTTTCCAAGAACCGCTTTTACGCTAGAAGACCAAGATGCTAGCAGGTTTGCTCTAAATAAATCAAGACCAATTCCTGTAACCTTTGCACCAACATATGCCAAGCCTTGACCACCTCTAAGTTTTGGGTCTTTTTTAGTCACACCCGCTACTTCATCCATCATATACTCTGCAGTTGTCGCATTGTATTTAATATTCCAATGATTTAGCATTTTTGATATTAATTTAGGGTCTACTAATTCTTTTGAGCCACCTGTCTGCAATCCTCTTCCATATTCTGAAAACAAAGCCTCTACTGCTTTTGCGTGTGCGACTGCTACATTCTGCTGTGTCAAAAATTCAGGAGTGCCAACTTCAAAATCATATAATTTTGAAAATTGTAACTCAGAAACAGAACGTGCATAAATACCTAATTCATTTAATCTTTTTAAAATATCAGGGCTTATAAATGAAGGCTCTGCAGTTCCTCCTTGTTGGTAGTTATACCATTGTTCCCATATTTGATGAACTTCTGGCATTTCTTTTTTTATCTTTTTTACTGCATCTTTATTTGTTCTTACTTGATTTTGAACCTCTGCGGGTATTTGACCTTCGTGTTGTCTAATTACCTGTATCGTGTCCACCATATTTTCTTTTAATTTTTTTCCAATAGCAGGAAAAACCTTATCAAGCGTTTTAAATGTAGTCTTAGGTTTTGAACCTTCTGACATTTCTGGTGTGTAAGTAGGGTCTATTTCAGCATTTTCTAAAGCATCATTAAGCAATGCAAATTTATGTTGCTCCATAAGTTCTAACATTTTTGCTTTGTTATGCTTAAAGAACTCAAATGTAGTCTTTTTTGGAAGACCATATTCTTCGCTTAATACTTTTGATATTTCAGTTGCAGATAATTTATTTAATGGTTTTTCTGTAATTCTTGATACCCTGTTAAGATATTCAGCCATATCCAACATAAGGTCTTGCCTTAAAAACTCTAAATGGTCTTTGTTGATTTTTTCTGGTCTGTCTCTCCCGCTCCAGTCAATAAACCCACCTTCAGTTGCTTTTAGGCTAATTTTATTCTTAGCAATGACTAGCATCTTTTTTCTTATTTGGTCATTTAATGCTTTATTACTTAGCAATCTATTGATTTGCCGTCTATCTTGAGTCATTCTTGAGTCTATTGCTTTTATAGAGTTTCTTAATGCAAGAATATCATTAGCATCTTTATCTTTCCAAATTCTACTACTTAGCCTTTCTTGATTGCCAACGATAATTAGCCTATCACCAAGCAATTCTGTTAAATTATGTGCTAGCACGGACCTAGCACCCTCCATTTCCTGTATTTGCTCGATAATTGTTGCAACCTTATCCATAGTTTCCATTGGCTTGTTATTAGGGTCTCTAAGGAGTAATACAGGGTCGTTTTTTATTTCTTCACTTAATTTTCTAGCAGACATAGCATCTCTGTCTAAATCTGATTTTTGCTTACCTTTAAGTTTTGTTACTCTAGGCTGTTTAGGTAACTTGGACTTTGGAGTTAGTTTTTCCCAAGCCTGTGCTTGTATTCTTTTATCTTTCAGCACTCGTTTAATTATGGTAGGAGTCATATGAGGTCTTATTGGGATGCCATCAACCCATTCATTATATTCAGCCTCAGTCTTAAAAATCTTTTTACCTTTGTATTTATCAACGACTATTTCTTTAACATTGCCATCTTTGTCTATTTCGTGAAATACAATATCTTTTGCTCCGTGAGGTTTCTTTATCTCTGCAAAGTTTTTTACTGCCTTTTCTTCTTTTATTGTATTAGCAGAGGATAGCCTAGCATCAATTTCATCTAATTTTTTATCAACCTCTTTAGTAATCTCATTAACTCTTTTTTTCTTTTTCCTTGATGCCGCCTTTACTTCAGGTTCTTTTTTGGTCTTTTTCTTTACCTTTTTCTTTGTCTTTTTATCAGTAGGTATCTCAGAATCTTTCTTATCTGCTTTTTCGGTCTTTTCTTTTACCATAGATGGCGGGAATGATTCTTTTTGTTGTTTTATAGCCTCTTTTTCAATTTGTTTTTGAATGTCTTTTACATTATCTCTTCCATTCTTTTTAACAATAACACTAGTTTCTAATGGAGTAGCACCAAATTCTAATGAAAGTTGGACAATTTCTTTGGCAACTTCTTCAGGAGACTTAGTTTCATTGTCTAACTTTTTATCTAATTCGTTTTTAAAATTCTCTTTCTCTAATTCAGTTCTTTCTGCCCTATTTGCAACTTCATCTATTTCTTTATTCCTATGAGTGCCGTCAATATTTTCTGCCATAATCTTAGAGTTTACTTCGTATACAATCTCACATAACTCTTCATATGTTCTCTCTTTTTGGTCTTTTATACCTAACTGCTTTGCTAAATCTCTAACTTCTTTTTCTGGGTATAGTTCTTTGTCCCATATTCTATTGCCCGCTTCATCTCTAGGGACATTAGTTAGCCTAGATTGCATCATTTTTGCAACATTGACATCTTTAATACCCATTTCTTTAGCAAGATTTATTGCTAATTCTGGTATGTTTTGAGGATTTTTTTCTGCTTCTCTGTGGAACTTTTCATAATATTCTCTGTATAACTTTTGCTGTCCTTCAGGGTCTAAGAAGTGTTTAGTCGCTTCAAATGGAGAGTGTACGGCTTTTATAGCGAGTAAAAATGCAAATGTTTCTTTAGCAGACCGCTCCAATATCGCACCTTTATCTACCATAGCATCTATTTCAGCATCTGTCTTTATTTCACCTTGCTGTCTATAGTATAGTTTGAGACCTTCTTTTTCTTGCTTTATAGCGTCACTATATGATAATCCAGTAAATGCTAAATACTCTGGTATAAATCCAACTACTGACTCTCCAGACTTTAGTGCTAACTCAGGAAGATTTGAGTTTGCTGTTGCGTTTTTCCACGCACCTTTCATTGGCGTTCCGACAGCGTGTCCAACTCCGAACATTATAGCACCAAACATATTTCCGTGTAAATACGCAGACATTACATCAGACAAAACACCTTTTTTATCATATACTTGCTCCTGCCCTAATACCTCTCCAGTTTCTTTGTTAATTATGTCTTTCATTACTGGATTGCCATATTGGTCGTATCTAGGAACTGGTGTCCCTTCATTCAGATAATGTCTTAGCGTTGCTAATGAACCATCGTATATGCCAAACATTTGAGTAGACCTAGCAAGGTTTGTACCCATATTTTTTTGTAAAAAGTGGTGCATAACTCGGTTAGCCATTGCAGGTGCTTTATTTGCTGTCGCTATTCCATTGTTTATTATGAAATTTCTAAGAAAACCACCAAGCCTAGTATTAATTGCTTTTGCATAAAACCAAGCACCTGCGGCTCCACTACGTCTCAACGCAATCTGGTCAAGAGGCATTATAAATTGTAATGCACCAACCATAGCCTTTTCCCATTGATTCATCTCAGGAACAAAGCCTAATGAAACCCCTAGTGCATCCCTTCTTCCCGCATCTCCGGGTTTCCCATATCCTTCCACAAACATACCAACAGAGGGTAAATATATATGTCCAGTCATACTATTTTCAAACGCTTGTGCCCAAACTCTAGGAAAAGAAACTCCCCACATACCTTTTTCTGCAATAGCGTTTTCCATATCCCAATCGCTCATTATCATATCGTATTGTTCTTTACTCATCAGTTCGTTTGGCTTTAGTCCATATCTACTTAGCCATTCTGCCTGTGAAGCAGTAGCATCTCCCTCTTCTGCAAATAATTGGATTCTTTTATTAAATCTGTAGTCGTGAAAAAAGTCTTTTCTAGCCTTTTCTAATGCTTCCTCGTCAATATTATTTGCAACTATTGTCATAAACTGAGAAGTATTTACTTCGCCACTCTCAGGAATGTCCCAAGAGTTTACTAAGTTTGCAATGTTAATAGAGTTTCCAGTATAAGAATTATCTAGGATTTCACTAAATGAAACCCCTTCTTTTAAAAGTTTTACTTTTCCATCATACGACTGCCATAGTAAATCTTCATTTTCATTTACTGGCGTATCTATGACAAGTTTCATACTACTAGAAAAGTCAGCATCTTCTATTAAATCACCTTTAGCAACTTCTTGAGCCTTTGGTTTTTTCTTAAATTTTTCATCTAAATGGTCTACTGAAAAATGCCACCACTCATCTGAATGATGATTCCATCCGTGACGTTTCATTACTTCGGCTATGGTTTCTATATTTTGATACATACCATATTCTAAAGGTTGAGCAAGGTCTACAGCGTACCCTATTGTATGGAAAGAATCATCTGGATGTGCAACAAAAGGATATTTGTCGTTACCTTCTTCAACAGCCTTTAAGTATTCTAGATGTTGAGCCATTTGAGAATCGTGTCCAGTCTTATGAGACGCAATCATTAAATTAATTCCCATCTCGGCTAACTCATCATATGCGTTTTCAAATCTTCTAGCGGCAGTCTTTGCTAGTTTTACTTTCATAGGCTCGCCATTAGGGTGTTTTATTAAACTATCCACCTTAGTGTCTACTAATGGCTCATTAGCATCAACTAAAGCCTGCCTATTAGCCTTAGAATCTGACGTATCAACTGGCGTGCTAAAATCGTATTCTTCTAGTTCATTAGTTGTATCTATTTTTCCATCTTTTAAATCTTTTTGAATATTATCATATTCTATATTGCTTACTTTGTGGCTTTTTGTAAACTCCCCATCACCTGACTGAATAAACTTATCTCCAGTTGCAGTATTAACAATAGAGCCGTCTTGAAGTTTTACATTTTCTTGTTCTACGCCATCCTTCAACGCTTGGCTAAGAAGAGCCTCTGCAGGTTTAGAAGGGTCTAAAAATTCATCAATCTTTACATTGTGAGTTTTTTGTTTGTCGGTTGCTACTATATTGTTGTCAGTTATGGTGCTACCTTGACCTGCGTCCGTGCTAGCATCACCATTTACAGTCTTAGTTAAATCATTGCTCTGTTTCGTAACTTCAATATTATCAGTACCTTGTGATTCTTGATTATTTGTGCTAGCACTTGGCTCTGGTAAAAAAGCATCATCTGGTAAATTAAGTATTTTAGCCGCTATAAAATCATCTGTACTATCGGCAAGTCCCTGTTCAAAATACGCACCGGGTTTTGTTTTTATAAGATAATCCCTAAATCCTTTAACGTAATCTTTCTTTGTTTGATTTATACGCGAAACGCTCATACTATTCGTCGGTATTATAGCCCTGTTGTATTGCGTTATATTCTGCACCTAAACCTTGAAATATCTCAAGCCCAGTATCCGTACCGACTACTTTAGCATCTGACCTTGCTTGATTGTAAAGTGCAGGGTCGTTTTCTTGAATAGTACGCCTATGTAATTTTATCGACTGATTGAGATATTTTAGTTCCCCTTCTGTAGCAGGGTCATATTTTAAATATTTCTTAACAAACTCGTTAGTATCGTTTAATACGAATTTAAATCCTTCATCATCTTGTATAAGTTTATACTTAGGAATACTAGTGTCTTTAAATGACCCAAGCATCTTTCTGGCTTCTTGTTTGGCTAGGTTTCCTTCAGTTGTATTTGGGAAACCTTTAAAAGTGTCTTGATTGCTTAATATCCTCTTAGCGACATTCTTATCTGTTGTAATCTTCTGACCACCCTTAATTATATTAGATATTTGTTGAAATCCTCTAAGAGCCTCTCTTTTTTGTCTATGGCTAGGGTTGAATACTAATTTACCATCTTCATATATAACATTATCCATTATTGGAATCATAGCCTTAACATTACCTGAATGTAAATCAAATCCAGTTCCTTCTTTTGCCGCCCTATATGGATTATTTTTTTCATTACTTATATCTGCCAAAAAACTTAAATCTCCGCTAGGACTTATTTGATTTAAGGCAAGGGTTCTAACCTTTGCCATAGCAGGGGAGTCTAATGTATATACAGGCTTACCATCTTGCATTGTATGTTCAAAAAGTTTTGGCAGTTTATTTTCTGCTGTACTTTCAACATATTCGCCTTTTTCAGTTAAAATTTGTGAAAATTTACTTGGTCTTCCATCTGCAAATTGCATTTCCTGATTGCGGAATAACTCATTCTCTCCCTCTGTATACTTATAAGTAACATTTGGTTCTTTAAGAAGAGACTTATCGTAATGTATAGTTCCGTCTTTAATTCTATAAGGACCGGGTCCTAATTGGTCTTCTGAAACACCAAGTATTTGTGCCGCTTGTGCGGTTGGAATATAGCGTGCTTGACCTTTACTTGCTGTTTCTATTGCTTTTTGTTCTTCCTCTTCCTGAGAGCGAAGTCTATTAGTATTTGCAATAGCACTTCTTAGATATTGATTACTCATTATGTTGTTCCTGTATTTCCTCCAGTCCCCATTGAAGTATAGAGTTTTAAACCTAAACTTGCACCTTGTACTGTATCATCAAGCACATTAGCCCAACTGCTAAGATTATCTCTTTGTGCTTGTATGTTTTGCCTGCTAGCATCGAGGCTTGCCATAGCACTTTTAGCGGCAGATGTAACTCTATCGTAATCTGCAACTGCAGACCTGTCTAAATTTGTTTGTGCCATTACAGATAGTTTATTCTTAGTCTCTGCCGCCTTTTTAGCCTCATACATACCAACAATATTCGTTTTATCTACAGCACCAGTTTTTAGACCTTTGCTTTTTTGGACCATAGCACCTTCTGGAATAATGCTCTTACTCGCGGCATCAGCAAATGCTTCAAATTCAGTATTTTTTGTCAATTCAGCGTGCTCTCTTTTTAATTGCTGATTGGTCATTGAAGTTTCATAACCTTTTTTCTTTTGTTTTTGAACTTCTGCTACCCGTTTTTTTATATTGTCCGCCGCTTTTGCTAGTGCATTATCCTGTTTTCTTCTTTTCCACCATCCCGCAACACCTTTAGCCGCCGCACCTACTCCCGCCGCAATAAGTAAACCAGTACCAGTTATAACAAACATACGCCTGTTTCCGTCAGAGTCTACTGTTCCAGAACCAATCCTAGTAACAACTTTTTCTCTATCTTTTTGACTTAATTCTTTTGCGTTGTTAAGAAAATCGTATTCTAAGTCATTTACAATCCAAGTTTCTCCATTGCTAGCACTATATTTATGCTTATCTGGAAGTCCCTGTGCTTTTTGTGCTAATGATATTGCACGCTTTTTAAGTTTTCCTTCAAGTTCTTTCATTATTCAAACCTTGCTCTTAGTGCTTCTGCATCTGCTCTTTCTTTTGATAAGAGTTCTTCTCTCAAATCCAATGATTCTTTTAAGGTCTTTTTATCGTAATCTTTCCATTTTCTTCCAGTAAGATTGAAATAATACTTCTTTATAAACTTCATAACCATTTTATCTCTATCTTTTTTGCTATGGATTTTTCTACCTACTTCAGACATCAAGTTTCTTTCATAATTACGAACAGCCTCCGATAATTCATTTGACTGCTCTGGAGATAGTTCTGTATTTCCGTGCAAATATGAAGGTCTGGACATTAGATTAAGTAATCTTGACCTGTTTTTAAAATCATCTGATTTAGGGTCATAATTTTCATAAGCATCTGATTCGATATATTCTTTAGTTTCGCGATTCTTGGCTATTCTAAAAGCCATATCAGTATCTTTTAACTCTTTATCTGTCATACCAACATTTATTACTCTTCTATCACCTCCTTCACCAATGATTCGCTCATAGAAAGGCTTTGTTTCTGACTCTGCAGGTGCTACATAATTTGTACTACTAGGGTCTTGACTTTCAAAAAATGCCCTCTTTGCATCCATTTCTTTTTTAAGATTAAACCTAGCCCTTGCTCCTGCTACTCTACCTGCTGACTCAACAAGTATCTTCTTAGTTTCTTCTTTACGCTTTTCTTTTGCGTTTTCCTCTCTTATAAGTGCTAAAGTTTCTTCTAATTGTTTATTTTCGAGGGCTTTATCTCCTGCCGCCTTACCTCTCCTCGCATCTCCTGCAGAGCGAAGGGCATCTCTATATCCGCTTTCATCTACTGTATCTCCTGCGGGTCCTAAAGCCTTTACATTTGCAAAATCCTCTTCTGTAAGAATTGGACTTGTAGGTACTGACTTTTCTGCTCTTCTGTTTTTCATCCAATTTCTTACATAGTTCACACCTTCATAAGCACCAACAAAAGGACTTGCTACAACACCTGCAACTCCACCTGCAAGTGTACTTATCCCTTCTTTTGTGCCCTCATAACCTCTTTGAAAAGAATCAGATGCACTACTAACTGCCCTTTCAGCATACGGACCTACAGTCTCACCTACGCTTTTCCATTTTCCATCTGCATCTTTATACTGTAGATTCATAGCGTCTCCAATACTACTTACAGATTGAGTAACTAAAGCATCGTCTGTTTCTGCTCTTTTAACTTGTTGGTTAGCAATAGCGGATGCGGCTTGTGCTTTTATCATAGCAGGCTGAATATTTGCTTTAAATTCCTCTAAAGCAGTTCTACCTGCCCCTGTGGGATTTGCCATTGATGTATATGATGGTGTTCTTGTGAATTTTGCCATATTAAAACTCTACCTTTTCGTACTTTTGCCTATAAAGTTCGCCTTTTACTTTAATTACTTGGTATATATCTTCTTTAATTTTACAAAAAATTACTTGACCATTTTTCATTTTTTTAGAATTAGGCATACCTTCTTTTATCTTAACCCTATTACTAGTGACTGTTTTAGCCATCCTTGCAACAGTATCCCTATGTCCTTTACCTATAGATAGTGTCATAAGCCTGATGGTTGTCCGGGTGCTTGTTGAAACTTGCCGTCAAGGGCATAGTTTGCAGTATTTCCAGTAGTATCTGTTGATGTAGCAGAGTCATCTGCTGTAATACGCTTAGTTAATACTCTGTACTCTATATCTACTTGATTTAATTTAAATTTTGTATATCCTTCGACTATTCCTTCTGCCTCAATTTTTATCATTAAAGTTCCAAACGTAGGGTATTGATATATAGATTGACTTGTGCTTTGAGGTTTAAATGTTGCTTTATACCAACCATTATCATCTTTATGATTTCTAAATCTTCCTTGTTGTGCAACATTCCAGTTTTTTCCAGAATCTGTAGAGTATTTAAAAATTGGTTGCATATCCATTCCATAGTTAGAATATAGGACAGTCATCTCGTATAACTTTTTTTCTACGCTAGCATCGTCAAAATACATTTCCCCAGACTGCCACACAAACTCATTATTTCCACCATCGTCTAATTGTGGATAGTAATAAGTTCCTCCCAATCCAGATGCGAATAATGCTCTTCCCGCCTCATCGTAAATAAAATTTGTTTTAAAGTTGTCAGGTAGACCTGCCTTATAATATATCCAACCTTGAGAATTAAAGTCGTATATATAGCAATTACCATCTGAGGTAGTGCCTGCGGTATCTGTAATTAAAAGACTGTTTTTTTCTTGAATATATGCTATCATTGAGTTTACAGAAACAAAGTCAGACCAAATGCTTTTTTTAATTAATTGCTTTCCTTCTCTCTCTAGTAGATTAATAAGTTTTTGACCATTAAAGATATATACGCCATTTAGATTTACAAATGCAACTCCATAAGGAGTTTGAACAACAGAAGATGGATTTTCAGCACCAATACCCTTAATACTTTGTTCTAAAATTTCATAATCGCCACCTACGTTAATAACATAAACAGCATTCCTTTTAAATTCTATTAATTGGTCCCCTAAAGAAGATAAGGCAGTTATGCTATCTCCATCCTCTGTAACAACATCAATATAGTTGTGCTTTGAAAATGTATCAACTGCATCAGGAAGACTCTTTAATATTCTATCCCTTTTTATTTGGACAGTTCCATCTGTGTCTGAATACTTTACATTCCCAAGATATGCAATGCCATTTATTACAACGGCACTCTTCCAAGAAGGGCTAAAATCTGGCTTATCAACTATTCTTAATTTTTTATATGCACTAAAATTACCTAAGAAAAAGAATCCTACTCCCCAATCGGATGGAGTTTTAACTGCATATCGTTCTGCAGTTGTAGTAAAGTCTTTAACTTCGTCGCTATAAGACACAGCACCTGTAGTAGCGTGTATAAATTTTATTCTATAGTAATATTTAGTACCACTAGTTAGTCCCGTAACTTTAACATATTTCGCTCTGGGATTTGCATAAGAGCCATCCCTATCTACGTTTTGTTGTGCATAATCTGTAGGGAAAGTAGTATTTTCAGTAACATAAACATTTATACCGCCTGCTCCTGCAACAGTATGGTCGAAAGGACTGCTAAAGTTTGATGCGGTAGACAACTGTATAGTAAAAGTATTATTATTAGGAACATATGTATTATGGTCTGACATTGTTATGCTAGCAGTAGTAGTTGTTATGTCTTTTACCTCTATCTCGTTTCCAAAAACATCACCAAACCACATATGCTCTTTGTCTGTATAAACCCTACTATTAGGAGTATTATGTGTTGTGGTATTACTTGGTTCTATTAAAACAATAGTATCGTTTACTTTTTCCTTTACTTTTAAACGCCAAAAGTTGTTTGCGTTTTTAGCACTTGTAACTGGCATTTTAGCATATTCATAACTTACGCTTTCTGTTCTAATCGTTCCCTCTTCAGGCAATACTTGAGTCGTTGCTCCCCCACTAAGGGTAGAACTTGTATCTGAACCAGTTACTGTTTCACTTATAGATTGTTCGTGAAGAACTTGTATGCTATTTTTAGAGTTAGTAAGTGAAAAAGAGAACGAAAGCGAACCATCTTCATTTGCTACGCCTTCTTCACCTGTTATTGCAACATCGTTATTTGCAGTAGTCATTATTTCTTGACCGCCATACTGCTGTTGCGTAGTTCCATCTGCAAATGTTATTTTGCAATGATATTTAATTGTATAACTTGTGTTTGCTGTAAGATTTGTAGTGAAATTAGCAGTATTAATAGGGACTCTATCTACAGTTTTACTGTATGTATTTACCTCACCTGAAGTATATGTAACACTATATTGCAAGTCAGTATTACTAGCACCCGCAGATGGGTATAAAGTTCCTGCAGTTAAACCCGCAACGTAGTCAGTATTAGAAGTCAATCCTATTTCATACCAGAATTGAACAGTAAAATTTTGATTATATTGAAAATCGCTTAATTTAAACCTCGGTCTTAATCCGTTTGCACCAACAAAACAATCTAATCCAGTAATCCAAATTTGTTGAGCCATTAGTAATCTCTCTCCTGACTATCATATTCGTCTGCTACATATAGAACTTTATCTGAGTTTTCGGCATAAGTAGGTGGTTGTGTAGTTGCTGACGATATAGCCTGCGTTATAGACTTTACCAACATAGGCATATAATTTTGCCTTAACAGAGAGAATGTAAATGTTGAATCTACACTACCTCCGCTAGAATTAAGTGGATTGACGACTTCAGTAACAACAATATCTTGAGTTTGGCTAGTTCCTTTAGTAAATGGAACATATAGTGGGCTTAAATAAAACCCTTGTATTGCCATAATAAAATTCATACCATTCATATCGGCGTGGTCTGTGCCAAAATCCGCTCTTACAGTTTTACTTCCAGACGCAACTGAAACTGTGCTTCCCCAATCTGTTACAGTTATATCTCCGCTGTTTATAATGCCCTTATCTTCATCTGTCTGTGCATTATAACTATGTAGCCAGTTAGTCTTTTTTTCTCCATCTTCTAATGTTGTATCTATGAGCATATACCAACTTTCACTACCGCTTTTTTGAACATATACCCTTATTCCAGTTATTCTTTCATCTTTTAATATGTGGTATTCTCCAGTTGCAGGAGCATTTGTTGTTCCAATAGTTATAAACACTTCGATTGACATAGCAGAGTTATTGCCAAAAAAATAGTCTTGAGCCGATGCAAGACCATCTGCCTTATTAACTTTTCCTACTTTAGTTATAGGACCTTCTTGACCATCGTTGTATATGGGAGTAATCCCAAATAGGTATTGACCATTCCAAGACCCAACTTTTTCAGCATTTTTTACTGCTAAAGTAATTTGATGCTTGTCTCCCAATACTGCGTGTTTTGGATTATATGAGTCAGCATTAACCCACTTACAAGGAACTTCTAAATCCTCAAATGATTTTATAGTAGATGGTCCTACAGCCCACTTATCAAGTGTTTGTAAGGCAGTACCAGAACTGTTTTTAAACATTTTTTGACTAATATACCCGTGATATTGTGGAGTAATATCATTTTCAAAATCACTATCACATATTCTAGCAGTACCATTGTGAACATAATAAGCAGGAATCATTTTGCCAGAACTGGGAATTAAGCCATCGCTAGTCTCTTTGCTATTTCTAAATTGTAATTTCGTAGGTATCCAACTTTTACTTACTCTACTATGACAGTCTATACTAAAAGTTTCTGGATGAGGATGATAAACTATATATTCATTATTATTTTTGTCACCCGTTTCTCCATTAACTTTTAATGAATAGTCGTGTGGATGACCAAATATACCTCTTCCATTTAAGTGTTGCTGACCAACCGCGTCTCTATGGTCTGGTAAATTGTCATAAATGGTATTTGCAGGTTCAGCATCTTGTATAGTTGCAAGAGTTCCTGTTTCTGTAGTTTTTAAATTAGTTAATTGTGCAGACTCATTAGGCTTTAAATTAGTAGTAGATGCGTTGTTATTAAGCCCACCAGAAAAGTCATTAATGGTGAATATTTTACGACCTTTTGCCATTTTTAACTACCTTCTGGCTTATCTTGAATCTTTGCCGCTACTTTTGGGTCTATATATGGTAGTAAACTCGTGTAGAAGGCACTTGATAGTTTTTCAATCTCTCCGTGTAATTGTTGGTACTTTTGAGCATATCTTTGAACTTCAGAGGTATGAGTTTGAGCCTGTGCTATCATAGTCTGTATTCTAGCATTGTTTTCTTCTAAATATGCTCTTGCATATTCTAAATCTTCATTTCCTAATTGAGTTCCTGCTGAAGAAAGACCACTTCCTCCTACAGTAGTAGATACAGCAGTAGATATTTTGTCATCTACCTCAGACAATTCTTTAAATCTTACCCTAGATGCAGAGCCATAAATCAAAGCAGGCTCAAATTCTTCAGGAAATACACCCGTTCCATATTCATCTTGATATGATAATGAAGGGTAATTAACATATTGAATCTTTAAAAAGTCACTTCCAGTATCAGGAGTATCTATTCCATATATCCATATTGACTTATCTTTTCTAACATAAACTGGTTCTTGTGATATAGGTGCTAGCAGGCTAGAACTATCTCTAATATGGTCTATCCACCTAGAATCTACTCTTTTAGCCCTTCTGTACTTAGTAGTTGAACCATCATCATCTACACCCTTAACTGATATGCTAATAATTTTATCATTCTCTATTCTAAAACCCTTTTTATTACTATCTAAGGCATCCTGCACCATAGTAACATTATTAACACTATCTGCTTGACCAGTTAAAATTTCCTGACTAACTAAGTAATAGTAGTCAGGATTAATCATATTAATTATTTCAGCCGCACAATTTGACAATGCTCCACTTATAAACTTTGGGTCATCTATATCTCCAATCAAATTTCTGATTTTAAAATAATATGCGGCACTCTTCATTAGGTAAAATCCTGTAATGGCATAGGTAGTTTATCAATTTGAGGTTGTCTTGTGTTGCTTTCTAATACATATTGTTCTTCATACATACCAGAAACATCATTCATTGCCTTGCTAACTTCTAATTGCCCATCAAGAGCCATTAATTCTTTAATAGCACAATAGATACTCGCTTTACACAATGTCTCATCTAAATCTATAACGTCTTGATAGTTATGTCCCTCTTTAGGGTCTGCATAATACCTTACAGTTATGGTTCCTGCTCCTGTTGCTTTTGTTAGTATTAATTCGACCTGCTCTTGTCTGTATGGTGATTTTTTACCAGTTTGACTTCCAGATGGAAGAGAAGCAGATATAGTAAATGTGTTTTCTGTTACTGCGGTTATTTTTACCCTTTTAACTATTCCATTGTCATATTCTAAACCGCTTAATCCAGTATCATAAATTTTAACATAATCACCTATTGATAATCCGTGATTCTCGCTAGTAGTAACTACTTTAGTAACCTGATTGAAGTCTGTCCATATACCATTTTTTGATGTTTCTTGCCTTACTACATAACTAGGAGTATTAACCTCATCAGGGTTAGTAATAAGAGATTGTGGTAGAAAGGGTATATCTGTATAAGTTGAACTAGCACCATCACTAGATTTAAATTGTATTTGGTATATTTTGTCAGTAGCGTTCTCATTAGAGAAAATATATTTTGTAGTAGATGAGTTTCCTGTAAATGTCTCTTCTTGAATGTTTCGTACATATCTACGACCCATCATCTTTAATCCATCGTGAAAAAACCTTTGCTTTAGTTTGCCACTCAAAGGAATAGTGGTATCTTGCCCTTGCAAGATGATGTCAATTAATTCGTATGCTTCTTTATATAACATATTGTTTCCTTTTAAATAGGGGGACAAAAGCCCCCCTATTTAATTGACTAGTGGATTATTACGAGTCAGATACCTTCAGAATCGCGTGAGTTTGCTCATTGCGAATCTCAGGAGCACCCTCATACAACCATTCACTAACTGTCCCGTCAGTTCCATCTTTGACAATATCGTCACGCAGTTGCATATCAGATTGTGCCAATGGACGCATTTCCACGTTAGCAGGGTCTACTACAAGAGCATAATCCTCATAAGCACCATTTAACAATGGATGAGGTATGAATTGTAGTTCTCCAACTGGTCCGTGATGTTTAGTAACACGAAGACCTGCTGTAACACCAGAACCCATCTCAGCATTAATGCTAGCACCGCTAGACTTACGAACTGCTACGACTAACTTCTTCAGCCATCTATTAGAACAAAAAGCAACCTTGCTCATTGAACCAGAAATGGTATCTTGGAAGATATTAGCAGTAACTTCATCTAGGTTGTCTAGGTCAGATGCACTTCCGTCCATCACACATTGAAAGTCGGTGTTGGAACGACCATCGTTAGATATGATAGCCCCTTCTCCTGCAGATGCTCCGATTCCAAAACCCATAAAGGTACGTTTTGGATTCATTGCACTAGCATCAGCCTCTGCATCACCTTGCATCAATAACGCCCATTCTAGGTCGCCTTTGATTTTAGTGAGTTTACGAGCCTGTAGCCTTGCATACTCTTGTTCGCCATACTGCTTAGACACACGCATTGTGCGAGTAAGTGAGAATGGTTCACGAAAAATCTGAGTATAGTTAGCAAGCCTGCGAACTTTTTTGGTGCTCATCGCACTAACGCCTGCACCCTCATTGTATCCCAATGATGGTCCGTGCATTGTCCAAGCGTGAGCAACATAGTCATCGGCATTATCAGCAGAGTTATATTCATAACCTTTCTGTGTACCACTTCCTGCAGTATTACCTGCGGTTCCGTGATACTCGAACTTCCATACTGTTGAATCTGCTGTACTAGCAAAAACAGCCGCTGTTTCATCGACTAATGTAACCTTAGTCCCATCAACAGTAACTGGTTCAAAAGCAACTGATGTTGATTTAGCACCGCTTGCACATCCGACTCCAATATCTGCACAGAAAACGTATGCACCGCTAACAGCAGATTCGTTACTAACTTTACCGCCTGCGTGATTAGATGTTACTTTATAAATACCACCTTTTTCAAACAGTTCCATTTGTGCTTGTCTTGGAAATGTGATAACACCTTGATATTGGTTGTCACCTTCGGCGGCTTGTGAGCCGTCTCCGTTAGTTTTACCATCTCCAATAGAGTTACCACCTATTTTGTTTAATGCCCCTACTACTTGTACGGACCTTTTGATGAAATGTTCATCTTCCATCCACTCAAATTTTGGTACAGGTGTTGAACGTGTACCAAGTCTACCTAGCAAAGTAAATATAGGCGTATCTGAAGGATTAAAATAATGAACCTTTTTACCAAGTTCCAGAACCTGTCTCGCGGACCCGTCTGTAAACTTAGCGTAACCACTTCCGTAGTTTTCAGCCATTTTTAGACTCCTTTAATTGGTCTAAGAAAACTCCATCTTCGAGTTACCCATTAGGCTGTCCATCAAATCATCTACAGGGTTTTTGCTAGCAGGCGGATTTGAACCCCCTGTTGTAGCCGCATTAACACCCGCAGGTATATCTTTTGGAGCAGGGACACTCTCAGGATTTTTCTCTTTAGTTGTAGATTCAGGCTTACCTTTAGCAGTTTTATAGAGTTGAACAAGATTTTCAGTCGAAAAAGAATTTTCGTCCTTAATGAAATTCAAATAATCCCCCACTTCAGCCTCACTCATATTGTGTTCGCTTTGTAAGTAAGATACCATTTGCCTAGCCTCAGTTTCTTGTCGTGCCTGAGTATCTCTTTGTTCAAACTCTCGCCTAACGTCTGATACGATTTCTTGTCTTAATTGGTCTCTTTGTTGAGCCTGAAAGGAATTGTACCATTCATTAGAAGTTGTGCCTTCGGTGTATATATCTAAAGGGTCAAAGTCTTCTGGTGGCTTAGATAGTTCTTCTTTAGGTTTATTGGCAAGTTCATTCAAAGCATTCCTCGCATCTTCGTTATTAGCAACCCACTTAGCAAATTCCAACGCATCTTCCGCCTCTTTGGACAAAGATTGCCCTTCGTTGCGTAATTTGTCGTATTCACTTTGTAGATGCCTATATGATTCAGCAAGTTTTACTTTACCTTCATTATCGTCTTTAAACTTGTTATCAATTAACCATTCTCCTACATCAGCCTTGACTTCTTCTTCAGATTTATCAGCCTCTTTATTATCGTCAGATTCCGCTTTATTGATAGGTTCCTCAGATTCTTCAGGGCTTTCACCTTTATTGAAAGAAACTAGTTCTTCCGTTAGGTCAAAGTTACCTTCGTCCTCTTGGACCTCTTGTTCAATTTGCTCATTGACTTGTTCTTCGTTTAACATCTCAGATGCTCCTTTTTTATTAAGTTACGCCCATATTATTGGCGGCTTGTTCTAAAGAGTTTACCTGTTCCTCGGCTTTGGATGAAGCGTCCTTTTGCCGAGCCGTTTCAATTTTTGTTCTAGCCTTAACATCAGCAACCGCACTTGCGATAGGCTTAGTAGCCTCTGCAACCTCTGCACGCATTTTCTGATGGAATACTTCACGTTCACGCGTTTGCAGGTCGCCCGATAATGACTTAACCTGTCCTTGTAACTGCTGAACTTGTTGTGATAGTTGTGCTATTTCGCTCTGTCTCTCCAACAATGCACCCTTGTCTATATCAGACTGCATATTCATAATAACTTGTGTTTTATCGTATATACCTGCTTGCATTAATCCAATATCTCTCTGAAGGTCTTGTAATGGATTTTTTGCTCTTGTACTTCCTATGACCGCTCTAATATCTGCTTTTGCTGTAGTCATATCGTACATTTTATTAACTGCACCAGTTTTATCCTCAACTGGAAGATTTAACTGGACCTCTTTATCATCTCCTTGAGGATTTACAAATCTTAATACTCTTTGTTGGTCATATATATGAGGAATCCACTCTACACATACCTGTGCCGCCCTTGTTAGCATATCATATACAGGTAGTATCTTCCAGTTTTGCTTTTTAGATACTGCCTCATCAACTAATCCCGCCTCTCCAACAGTACCCGGACTTGCGTCAGGATTTCCTTGTGAAAATTTATATGCACCAAATACCTGTTCAATATCAACTTCATACCTTTGCTTTTCTTGGTATAAAGATGAACTAATTGCAGGAGGACTATATTCTTTTATTTTATTTTGTGATATAGCACCCGGATTTGCTCTAATTACTGCATTTGGAATAGACCATTTTCCTAATTCTTCTGGGTCTATCGCACCATCTTCATATATTAGTTTAAAGTTAGCAGTAGCATTTGTATGTGCTATTAATAATGCCTCAGTACGATTTAACATACGTTGTGGAGTTTTTGCGTGCCTAACATCTCCACTAGGGAATGGATTTCCTGCGTGTTCATTACAAGCAGGGATAATCGGGTATTGTGAAAGGGGGAGTATGTAATCGTACCCTATAACTTCTCCAAAAACACAGGTTTCTCTTACTTTAGGCTCATATACTTCCATAACCTGAACAGCACCATCCGCAAGAAACTGTTGGAAATCTTGGTCTTCTCTAATCTCGTCCCATTGCTCTTTATCTACATTTTTACTAAATCCAGTACCCATTTCTGTAATACGCATCATTGGGAGTGCGATTTTTGACCATCTTACAAATTTTCTTATTTTTCCTTCTTCATTG